GCCAGAAAACGAGCAGCACGGCACACATACAGAAACACTTGAAACATTCCCCATTGCTCTTCAGTCATTGGCGTTCGCTGATTTTCAGTCGCAAACAACGGGGTGAATTTTTCATCCAGTCGCTTGAGCAGTTCCTTTAATTGCAGTTTGCAGCAATCGTCCATCACTCACCTCCCGGCGTCGGGCCGTTATGCTTCTTACCGCCAATCTGTGTCGATTCTCGAATGTCGTCCAGAAACCCCCACAGTTCGATGTCTGCTGGCAGGGGATCCCTGCTAACTGCGGCCTCGTGCTTGACGATGGCCCCGGACATCTCCGATACCACCCGCCGCAATGCGTCAATTTCTTCCTGCTGAAGCAGCATTCGCTCCATTGCCTTCCATCCCAAGTTGCTAATCTCAGACATCACTCCCCTCCCGGCAGCGGGCCGTAAATTGATTCACATTGCTCGACAACAAATCTAAAACATTGCGGCGGCCAAGCCCAAACATCGTGTTGAATTAAAAGCGGATAAGGTAAAAACTTATTGTTTATCAGTTTCCATATGTCTATTTTTGTTTTTCCAAAAAGCTCACAAAGATCACGAACTGTTTTGGGTTGCAAATCTTGAAAAGTACTATGACTCATCACTCCCCTCCCGGCAGCGAGCCGATTGGTCGCCAATGCGATATAGCTCGCAGTGGCCACTTGCCGTTCCAATGCAGAACCATGAGTTCAGCCCCACCGTAATATTCGTACCGCTGAACAAGGTAGTTGCCGTGTTCAGTCGGTGGCTCACCCCACGCATCCCGCCAGCGGAGCAGGTCACATAATTGATAATTATCTTTTCGAAGTTGGACGCAGGTTCGCAGCAACTCGGCTTCGGAGACAGTAAGACTATTGTTCATATCATTTTCCTTTTCATTCCATCGCTCTGGGAACGATCCAGAGTACGCCAACCGATGGACAACAGAAAAGCATCTAAATTGCAAAAAGATGCCCTTACTCTTTATCCAAGTGGTTGCCGTCCTTGCACTCCTCCCGATTTAATTGACTGTCCAGAACGGGAGAAGCTGGGCAGATTCCCACTTTAGTGGCCGTGTTTAATTTCTCTTCCAATTCCTTTATCCTCTTGCGAAGTTGCTCATTGTCACATCGCTCATCCTCAAGGTTTCCAAGGATGATTGATATATTCTCTTCCATCTTACGAATCTTAACGCTCATCCTGTAGAATTTCTCTTCTTCAGCTGGATTCATTTTCCTCTCTCCATTGCGCTACTATCTCTTCAGCGCACTTTTTCTTGACTCCGTAGAACATCATCACTTCACGGAGTTTTGCTCTTCCTTCTAGATACCTTTTCTTTAGCTCCATCCTTGATTCCTGAGATAGGCCGAACAGAGTCAGATCGTTCGCCACCTCGTTTCTCTCGCTCGGCATTTGCCAGTTCCTCAATGAATATAACAGCTTGTGCAGTCATATCATTTTGGATTTCGCACATTACTTTGTACAGGCTTCCTTCCTGTTTATAGTCAGAAATCACTGCACCAAGATACTTTCTATTCTCCAACTTCCTTATGGTCACATGGAACAGATTAAGCATCTGCATCTGGGCCACTCTAATATGCCGTGCAAATGCCTTGGATGAGTCTTCGTAGGGATCAAATAAAAATTCGCCTACAACCAATTCTGTGATATGAGTCACGGGAATCGGAAGAAACCATTTAATGTGCGTAGTATTAGCTTCTTCAACTTCTCTCTTCATTCCTATCTCCTATTTGAAAAGTCCGCCAGAGGGACTGCCATTACCCTCATTCCACGATACCGGTTTTAACTCGTGATCCTTCTTGCACAACCTCGTTGTTGCGCTGGCATTTGGACGATAGCGGATTACTATGATGCCTTAGCGGTAGCGAACCACTGCGACATACATTCCATTATTCAAGCGCCCGGTTGCAATGTCAATCGGAGTCCGCTTGCCCCAATAGCAGCAATTTTGAATCGCAGCTTGGGGAGAATGTGCGCTCATGCCAATCCCTTCAAATCCACCATTGGGATTGCCCCAGTGGCGAAACCGTCCAGTAGTGACAATCAGATTCACAACGCTGGCAGCAGAGGAAGTGTCGCCTTTCACTGGAGCGGTCTGAGTGGTGGTAACGACAGTCCTTGTCCTACGAAATACACCAGCGTCAGCACTGCAAGCCAAACCAGCAAGAGCAGCAAGCCCCAGAGCGTATCGCATAAACATTGGCGAATCCTTTCAGAATTTAACTTCGGACCTCTCATATTCCTCTACTACCTTTTCGAGGAACCCAATCTCGATAACCAGCTGCTTCACCAATTGGATCAGCTTGCCAAGGTCATCGCCATTAACGATGCGAGGAAGTGCCTCATACCGTTTAATGATCGCTTCAAAATCTGATTTACTCATCCGTGATTTGCTTGGCCAATAGCTAGGCCAAATCTCAATCTTGTTGCTCTCCGGTTCCATCCTTCTCCTCCTCCTCTTCAATCGCCTCCTGCAATCTGGTCATCTCATGCACCAGCATTCCAAGTATACGCATGGCCCGTTTGATATGTTTCAAATTTCTTTGATAATCTTCTTTTGGCTTAGTAATTAGATAGATTGCGGAAAATGCGAGGTACATGAAAGCGTATCGATAACGCAGAGAACAGAATTCTGGAATAAGCTTTTCAGCGTCCAAACTGTCTATTCCAGAATCCATATTCTTGACAATCCTCTTGATGTCATCAACTTCAAAATCGGCATCAAGAATGTCGTCGATGAACTCTTCAAAGTCACGACCCGGCATTATTTGACCCTCAAAAAGGTTTTGCCGTCAACCGCAACTTCATTGGCCAGTTGGGCTACCGCAGATTGTACCACATCATCTTCGTAACCGGCCAGCTTTGCATCATGGAGAACAATCTCCTTCAACTTCCTCCCAGTGGATAGGTAGCTCCCAATATACCACAACGCATTCCTATTCTGATTGCTATTCTGCTGGACTGTCGGATCACGGTATTCGTTGCCATTATTCCCCATTCTTACCTGTAATTCGTTTGGAATAATGCTATTCGATTTGCTAACAAATAGCCTCCTTAAATTGCTTGTCGGTGGCTCATCTGGAATTTTGGACAAGTTGATCATCTGACGGCACTGGCCAACGATACGCCTGCCTAGAGCTTCGCCTCCAGCCGACAAGTGAGTGACCAAAACAATAGTTGTATTTGTCCTCTGCGCTATCTCTGCAAGAGGACGGAAGTATTTTACTCCATCCTCCGGGCGCATCGTGTTATGCGGTGTGCTGTTCATCACCGTATCGACGAATACCAATGACGGTCCAATGCGAAGAATGCGCTCCTCTAGAACCTTAAAGCTCTTCTCATTCTCAAGCATCGTTCCTTCAGTTGGTTCGTCATCCCATCCGTTCAGGTAGATAGCTTCCGGCGGTATCCCAAACTGCTCTGGAAATTGCGCTATTTCTCCCCATTGATTATCACACGCCAGCCACATGACAGATGATCCACGATCCAGAGTAGGAGCAGAACCATCCGGCCAAGGCATATGGTTGTAAATACGCTTGGCTAAATCGGCGCAGAATCGTGTCTTGCCTGCTCCCGGTTCAGCAGCAACTCCAACTAGCACTCCACGCTGAATCCAATTGGGCCAAATCCACTGCAATGACTGTCCAAGACGGATAAGATCAGCAACAGTGGCATCAGACCGCTTGGTCCCATCTTCCTTCTGGATAGTCTTTTCAATCGGAAAATCTTGCTTCTTTACCTTCTCGCCCAATTTCGCAGGGTCGATATTTTTTATAGCCTCATCAAGCTTCCTCTCAAGATCACGCTGATTCCAAGGTGGACTGCAACCTTGATTCCATTCTGCCAGTATCGGATAAGCTTCCTCTCTGCTTAATGAGAATCCCTGAACTAGAATCCCAGCAACCCTATAGGTATCGTTGTGCCCTCCGTTACCAGAAGATGCGCCCTCAATTTTTTGAACATACGCTCTCGCCTGATCCGTAATAGATGCCTTCGCTGATAACTGGCTAGCAAGATCATTTTGCTCCCGCCATATCTCAAGAGCTTTCTGAATCGCTTCGGTATTCGCTTTCCTTGCCCCATCACCATGATTGCCATCGCTAATTATCCCAGTAGTTCTCCAAGGACGATCTGGCGTACTGTCGCCCTTCCTCGCCTTGGTTCCATAAAGCCTAATCATCCGCTGACTGTCATAGGTGACAGGATCGACCTTTGCGCCAGTGGAAGTGCAGCGTGACGATAGCTCTGAAAGGAATTCCTTTATAAGTGAATCAGTTGACTTTCCAGATGGGAGATCAACAGGGAAAAGCAGATGGCATCCATTTCCCGAATCCGCTCTCACTGGGGCGTTGAATCCGAATACCCGTAGAGTTTCGACTACATCATCAGCAAGTGAGAACGCCCTTGATCTTTCGCCATCAGTGGCCGATACATCGCTTGGCCTATTGGAATCGCAATCAATAAATAGCCATCGCCTTTTTAGACAGTCCTTGCTGCTGGATGATTTGACCTTCGTATCGAATGGCCTACGATATTTGGAATCATTCAGTTCCCTCAGTTCAGGATTTACTGGGGAGGAAACCAGATAGATTCCAACGCAGTTATCTTTTGCATCTTCTGCATGAATGAATTGCGATATGGCATCAGCATCTTCATGGCTGATGTATTGATTTCTGCAGTACCTATCGTCCACATTGACTTTAGATTTATACAGAGCCCGGACCTCTGTCACTGATCCGGGCTCAACGAGAATCCGAATGGAATCGGCTATCGAGAACGACATTCCTATCTCCGATCAAAGCAAGTCTTCCGGCGTAATGCCTTCCGATTCCGTTTCCACTGGAGCGTCTTTCTTCTTTCGAGTGCTGCCCTTTTTTGGGCCACGAACACCCGACATATAATCTAGTTTGCCCTGATTAGCTGATAGCCAATCCGCAAGGATATCGTCCGTAACATACCAGCGTGAACCAATCCTTAGTGCTGGGATAACTCCCTTATCTATCCATTTTTTGATGGTGAGATAAGTAAAGCTCCGGCCAAGGATGGAATCACAGATAGGGATGACTTGGCCCCCTGACCGGAGTGTTTCCACAATCCGCTGGTTGTATTCTTCAACCGTTGGATTGCTCATCAGAACGGAGCCTCATCCGATTCTTCGGACTTCTTGAGGCTAACCACACTGATATTGTGGTAGGTCTTGCCAGTTTGCTGATTGCTGTTTGTTCGCTTGCGACCATTGAAGACCTTGCCAATGGTCTTGCCAACTGCGCCAACCAACAACTTAGCCAAAGGAACATTGTCCTTCTTCCAGTCACGGGGCAACGATCCAAGCAGAGTGAGATCGGAACCCAGAATGTTGAGGGCAACTGGCTTGCCAAAGTAACTGGTGCGCTCGACAATCGAGTCAACGCAGCTTGGGCCTTCCAGAACCTTGAGGGTCCATCGCACAATGGGAGTGCCGGTACTCTCGATCTTCTCAAGCTCCATGTTCTCAACCTTGAAAACATAGGAACCATCTTCAAGCTGATCCGCATTGACTTTGGTGGACGGATTGAATTCGTCCTCCATGCTGCCAATCAGATCATCAACCCAGCTGTAATCTTGCTCTGACATAGCTCTAATCCTCATCCTTTCAAACAAACTTTGGACGGGGCATATTGCGACGAGCAACATCCTCTATCCAATCGGGAAAATCGGGACCGCAACCACCAACACCACCTGCGACAAACAGGTTTCTTTTCGCCCTAGTCAATCCGACATAGAGCAAGTTCTTCTCTTGCTGGTACGCTTCAGGGTCTTTAGCCCTAGCGCAGCACAGATCGGGCCGAAGCAGAACAACTGTCTCAGCTTCCAGCCCTTTTGCACGATGGATAGAAGACAACTGAATTTTCTCTCCATCGCTCTTTTCCTTAAATAAATCCTCGCACAACTTGGTCATTTCGCTGACCGTATCGCACTCTGAGGACAACTCAAGGATCGTTTGCACCTTGTCTTCCAAGGCATCGAAAGCGGACTCATGGGCATCACGATCAAGCAGTTTCTTCTGCTCTCGCTCCTTCCATCTGGACAGTCTGGAGTTCAAGTCCTTCATATCAAACGGATCGAGCTTTTCGATCAGATTGATAATGTCGGCCCCGATATCTTTGCCTTTGACCATGCACGGAATTTTCTGGCGCATGAGATTATACGCAACAGAAATCAATGGTGCATTATTACGGCAAATAATAAGATCGCCGGGAGCAACTCTGCCAGCAATAGTGTAGGAGTCAATCGTGTCCCAAACACCTTCCGTTGCTGACGGCGATGCTTCAATATGCGGAACCAGCTTCCGGGCCAGTTCCAAATGAGATGTAGGACAACGCCAGCAGACGGATAGTGGTAGCTCTTTGGCGTGTAGGGCGTTGGTCAGATTCCTGAAAGATTTAGAATCTGCTCCAGCCCAGCCCATGATTGACTGGTATGGATCGCCTACGATCACAGTATTTTCGGATACCCGCAGAATTAACTGCTGTTGCACCCGATTGAAATCTTGAGCCTCGTCAGCGAATAACAGATCAAAATCCTTCGATGCGATATCCATCTTGACCGGTAGCCAGATCATATCTGGGAAATCCATCTCAGATATAACGCTCCAGTCAGAACCGATTTCAAGGCATCGAAAAGCTGCCCCGATCACTTCGTCCACATATTCTCTGGACGGTAGCGCAACGCCCTGAATATCGCAGGATTTAGATATCTCCGATTTAATATCCTGAGTCAGGGTGTCAATCGGGAAATTCTCTGACCGAATCAGATTCAGGATTGCAAATAGTGAAGCATACTGCGGTTTAAGGAATGACCTAGTACCCTTCGACTCAAAGTATGACGGGAACTCCTTCTGAGCAATCTTGCGATACTTCTGACCAGCACTATCCACAGTGAGAGATGGCAGCTTGGATTTAACCAGTCGCATACCAAGACTGTGCAGCGTGGAGGATTCGGCAGAACCTTGCAGCTTCTTGCCAAGCTCTTCTGCAATGCCCTTGTTGAATGCAGTAAAAGCAATCCGCTTGTATCGCTTGGAAGCGTACTTGGCAGCTTGGACTGCCGTTGTGGTCTTTCCGCTTCCGGCAACCGCATCCACTGAAAGGTTTCCACTCTCAGTAGACCGCAGCTTGCGGTGGCCAGAAATAATATCGTAAATAATCTGCTGCTGGGCCGTGGGAATCATGATCCTATCTCCTTTTCCTTTACTCATTGCTGATTCAACCATTCAGTAACTTCAGACCATTGTACATCAGTGAGTGTATTAAAGTCAATGGTTGGGAATGATTTTCTAAAATTTTCTTTCAGGTCAGGGTTGGTGGTAGCCTTCGCCTTGAACAGTTCAGCAATTTGCTTCTTTTTCGTAGCGTCGATGAACTTAACCGAAACTTTGGGCGTATCATACCTTGGGATGTCCTCCACTTCAGTCTCATCCAGAAACGACAATCCAACCATAGACAGAGTGCAACGGCGAAGTGCTTTAGTGTGGCACTTCATGTAGGCGTTGGCCAAATCCAATCCCATCATGGTTGTGGGGATAAATACATCGCCCCTGTTGATTCCGTATCGTCCAGACTTGTCTTGCATCTTGACCTTAACTGAATAGATTCTAGTCTTCTCGTCAAACTTCTCTTCAGTATCTACAATTGAAATGCCGTGAATCCGACATAGCTGATCCGTGCAATTGCGTGTAGCGTACAACCGCTCCTTGCCATTCAGAACGATATATCCAAACGGCTGGGTAAGATGATTGAGCCCAACGCTTTCGCAAGTCTTCAGATATAAGGCGCGTTTCTCTTGAGGGGAAAGCTTGGCTAAATCGCCCTTAATCAGCGCAGTATTGATTGCGTCCCAATTAGAGACTGGCTGAATTCCTGTTTCCTGTTTCACTTCCTGAATCTCATTCATCGTCCTATCTCCTGTTTAGTTTGGACTACTTCAACAACTCACTACGCAGAATCCTAGTCGAATCCCCGATGATTAGTCGCAGTGCTATCCTACCGCCTTCAACACTCTCCAGATAAACCCCGCCATCGTCAACCCCAAATGAATCCCCAATCCGCATCTCATACTGGTAACCATCCAGAGAGATGATGGCTGGCCCCTCGTTAGGGAAGACCTTCTCTACTTTAACTACTCGCTTAGTCTTCTTCTGCTGGTCGAGCAGTAGAATCTCTTCGCCGGCCTTGCGACTGATAATCAGTCCACCTATACGCACCATATCCTATCTCCTTAATTCATACTCTTTGCGATAGTAACCAAAAGAACTTCCAGATATTCCAGTGGCCAGCGACCACCGTTGAGCAACTTCAGGCTACTGCTCAGATGGTTTGGAACGATATTCATCAGCAGTGCATGAACATCGTTCCCACTAGCCACATTATACACAGTTGCTGCAACTTGGTTTCGTTCTTTAGGCAACGATCCAAGATAGTGAGAAAGAATTTCGTCGGCATTGGAAAACACGGATGAATCCGCAATCTCATCTGGCGATAGCTTATTCCTAAGCTCGCCAACTGCTCCGGTGACATTGTGATGTAAAAATCGTTTCATCACTTCATTCAGGATCGCAGCATCAAATGTGCCGTCGATTTGATTGATCTGTAGCCTCATCCTGTCCATGACATCTTGATGTAGACGATCCAGATGGCGAACAAAGATTGCACTAGCCTCAGTTTCTGGAGAAGTCATTTCGTTTCCCTCCACTGAGGTGGGTATTGGATTTTAGGATTAAACCTATGAGCCAGTAAAGCCCAAACATGACCATCCAGAGAGGGATGGCAATGCAGGCCCATCCAGCGAACCAGATTAGATTATCCAGCATCACTCGCCCTTACCGCTGGTATAAGAATCAATCAGGAAAACGAGGTACTGCTGGCATTTCTTCAAATCTGTTACCCCGCCTTTTTCCCTGAATCTGAATAGATACTTATATATACAGGCGACACAGTAGTCCTCAAAACCCTTCTGACCTACCGCCGATTTAATCGCAGTCCAGCACGATACGCCATCGTTACATTTCGGAAGATAATGCGCTGGATTGACTGGATTGATTGGGTCACTGTTCATCTAGAATACTCCTTATCCTTGATTCCAATTGGGTCTGTTTATCCATGTAGTACAGAGCTTCAGCGAATGCTTCGACCAAAATCTTTTTAGATTCGGGACTAAGCTCTTGGTACAGCTTTCCAGCGTCCACAACGGATTTGGAAAATAGCTCAGCCAGCTTGATATCATCATCTACAGTGGGCATTCCATTCCCCTTTCCTCTGCGTACTTACGCATCCTCCTTATAGCACTCCTGTAACACTCAGAAGTGGTTCCAATTGGCTTTCCCATCAGCTTGGATATTTCTCTGCGACTCATGCCATCGCACATGAATCCAACCACTGTTCGCTGATATTCTGTTAAGGGCTCCATCAACTTTATTATTACCGATCTCTTGTCACGAACGCTGAAGCACTCCTCTATATCTCCAGAAAGTTCACCTTGAATATTGTCTATAATCGTGAAGCTGCACTTCCTATTCCTCCTCTTTATGAAGTGTTTCAACTGCTTCCTATGCAAATACATTCCACCGGCAGCATAGGTTGAAAATCTAGTAATTCCAGAATCGAAAGTACGAGCAGACTTCCACAGAGATATCAGCATCTCTGATTCATATTCCTCATGGGTCATCCCCCTGAGTTTTCCATATTTATGTGTGAACCAGTAAACTAATTTCATGTTGTCATCTACTAGCTTCCTGACCAACTCGTCAGAATTTGTTTGCTTTGTGATTGGCGCACTAATCATTCCTGTCTCCTATTTCCGAACTGTTACAGAAACTGCTCCGTCCTCATACTGATAGCTTGCTGTAACTGAAATCTCTATCGGTCGAGGACGGGGCGTATTCCGCTCATAACACCTACATCCTACGCTCCAGAACGACAACACGAACAGACCGATGATTGACATTCTAGGCATATTAGTTGCTCCTCTGTCCTAATCCTGAGTTTACCGTTCCTATACTCCACCCACTCTGATTTATCGCCACTATCTCCGATAAACTTTACGATCCGATCCATCATCTTACAGACACACAGTCCAGAAGTGGCAGCAATACGGTTTAGTCCGGTAATAGTGGTAGAGCGCAGCATGGCTAATATCCTGTCTAGAATGTAGGCGGGAACCAGTCAGTCTAGATTATGATGCCGTCTGCTGCAACCTCGCCTTCGTCCTTCGATATGATTCTCTATTGACTATCCTTTCTTGCAATACACGGCATGAATCACAGTATTTAGAATTTCTGTTGGGATATCTCACAATAAAATCGCTGCAAACAGCGCAACTAGCAACACTACCAGCACGGCCAAATCCAGTCCGTATAGCAGTAAGTAGTTTTGTATCATTTTTTTTAACTTCACCACCACTAGCGATTCTCTGGATCGTCTCCTTCCATTCCGTTGGAAAGGCCGAAATAACTGAATCCATCTCATCCCTGTGATCCTCCGACAGATCGGGCATCCGTGAATTAGAGATACTATCCAAAGATGAATCGGATGGAATTGCCTTATTTCGATTCCTCCATCTATTAACCGTATTCCGACAATCCTTCCACTTAGTCCTAATTAGATTCTTGAGTAAGGTGGCCAGCTGCCCCTTCGACTCATCATGCCATACAACGGACTGCATAAGCATAATCAGAATCTCCTGCATCCAGTCATCAGAATCCATTCCTATCGGTCTCTTATATTTTCTATGATAGTAGTAAGCTAAATTTATATTTCTTTCTACTATCCTCTGCTGCTCCTCTGTTAATGGATCAAACACCAAAAAGCCCCTTTCGATTCTTTAGGCCCTAGAATCGCTTATAATTGACTTTCTACTTTTATTGAGCGATTGGCCAAAATTAAAATAATTTCAAGTTAAACGCAATCCTATTGATTCTAAATGGCATTCCCGAATGGCAGTCTAACCAATCCAGAAATATCAACGATCAAACTTATTGAAGATATTCTCAGCTTGTCCGATCTCCATCCTTCAGTCATGCCACTAAAATTGCTATCAAAATCAAATAAATTCTGAAAATTCATTGATTTTATAAATTTAATAAAATAAAATTCAACTCTCGATGCAGTTTCTGGAGAACCAACCCATAACTCAATTACCTTGAATCCTTTCCTTCCGTGATAGGCTAGGCGGGTTTCTGGTTGTCCGGTTATCCCTATTTTTTGGATGTTCAATTTTTCGTTTTCAATTAAATAAACAAATCCAGCTATACATCCTTCCTTCAGTGGCCTCTTTTGGACAGTATTTTGTTCATCTTGTTTTTTCCGAGAATACTTAATATGAGAAGAGCATAGTCCAGAAGACTTGGTAATTGATATTTTATTACATCCCTCGTACTGGCATCCTCCAAGCTTTCTTTTTTTAACTTCGATTATCATAGCCTTCTCCTCTTCCGTTATCTTTTTTGATAATACGCTTGAATGTTTCAAGCACAAACCGCCCCTGACCATTGGCATTTTCTTTTTGCAGACTTCGCAAAATTTCATAAACTAACCCCCACAAAGAGAGAGTCAGTTTAACAGAAATATCAGATCAAAACAATTTACTCCTCTCCCTTAATCCGATGCTCGTTCCATAGACTGATGTTTCCCCAAATTTCGGAAGCACCTCAATAAAGTAGTCGAAACCCGATTTAACGCAAAATTCATGGGCATTCCGGGCAAGCTGATTGGCCCTCTCTGGGCTTTTGGCTACTACTTGCTTCTGGATAGTCCTTCCATTGGCCCAATAGCGCAGTAGGACAAGATATGAATCTCCGGGAATCACGGCTTAGACCTCCTGCCAGATTGCAGATTTAGAGATAATTTCATCAAACAATTCAGTAGCTGATGCTTCAGCATGAACCATAGCCGAAATGCAGCAGTGATGATCTGCTTTGGAGTGGCGGGAGTTATGCCCTTCAATCCAAACCATATGGACATACTTCCCAGTAACTACGCAACGGTAGACAGAGAGCATTATGTCACTGTTTGCGTTTAGGCTAATTGCTGACCAGATTCCATTGCCAGATGAATTGGTGTTCCAAGAAATCTTCATCGTCCTGTCTCCTCTTTCCGTCACCGAATCATCCCCGATTCGATGATTAAGTTCTAACACCATCATTCGGCAGAGTCAAGCCCAGAACTAAAATATTTTTTCATTGAATTAAAAATACTATTATTAAGTAATAGTAGAGTTGGCCTATTTTGGGCCTTATTGCAGACTGAGATGTAAATTGTCTCAAAGTAAGTCATTGGAAAATAAGGGTTTAGGATAACTAGAGATGCGCGAGGTGGATTTCCCATATATAATAGATTAGTGACGCATAATTTAGTGAATTAGATTTAGTGAATGAGCCAGAGCCAGTAGAGCGAGTGGGGTGGGTAGGGCCCCATACCCCACGAAGCGATTTACTTATTCTAGTTAATAAATAAGGTGAGGGGGATTGTAAGGGGGATTTGATTTGATCGCTGGGGGTTCGCTTTGGGGCCCCTACCCCAGACTCACCCCCGCTCTTCTTGTCGATTCACCAGAATTGAGAAGTAAGATCGGTCGCCCTAGGTCGGGCTACCCTCTGGCTCTGGTAAAATTGTCCTTGCAATTAAAATATATCTAGCTATAATGAATCGAGGACTCATCCCATTCGTCGTGAGATGAGCCCTCTAAACACAGTCCTCTTCACTGGAGAGTTCCATGTCTGAATTCGATTCTACACCAATTGACCCATATCGCAATCAATTAAATAAGTATCCTTCCTACTCCAGATTGGAGAAGGAGGATTGCGAACTGTACGCTTATTACAGAGATTTATCCAAGGAGCAGAACGCTGGCGATTACATTGGCATGGTCTGCTACTTTGAAGATTGGATGCGTTACTACTACATGATGGATTTGGTAGAGAGGGGCGTTAGGCTTATCCCTCTCGTCACTTCTGGATCGTTGGGTAATAGCTCGGATCAGGATAAGGTTTACATCCTTGGATTGGCTAATGAAATACTTTCCAAGGTGTACGATGATCGGGACTATTCGGTGTATACTGATGAGATGGTGGATAGGATATTCAAGGAATTGGATCGCCATTTGGGCGAACTCAAAGAGAAGTGGAGAAAGGAAGATGAAGAAAGAGATAGATCTCTCGGCATCAGATAATGTCCTATTCCTAGCCAAGCTGACCGATAAGGCCCAATCCTACTGCAAGGAAAAGAAAGTAGAATTGAGCCTAGAGAATGTGATTAAGGCTAGGGATTGGCTAATCAAAAAACAGTTGGAAGCTGTCGAATGAGTATGGTCGAAAAAATCGAGCAACTAGCGGAATTTTCTGAACAGGATATTCCGCTATTTGCCGATTTCGATGACTGCATTATCGGAGCCATTTATCGGCGTGGAAAGTATTATGCAGTTTATTCACGATCCAAGATGCTGCGTCAATTGATGAATGATAATGGCTGGGACTACTTCGATTCCTTGGATTGGTTTTGCCATAATATCGAATGCGCCTACGGTGGCCCTCAATCGCCTCTTATCCTGATTGACGAGATGCCGGATGGTATCGGGGACTTAATGTGACAATCCTAGAAACACTCTCCAAGGCCAATCCAATCTGGTCAATTACAGTCCCGATGCCAACCGCAAATAATGCGATGTATCTTCCAGTTGGCGGGAAAGGGAAGGGGCGAAATAGAATCATAATCAGCCCAGAGTATCGACTGTGGAGGGATTCCCTTAATCTGCTTGAGTGGGACAGTCCTACCATCGAAGGGCGAGTATTTATTGAAATTGAGATTAGGGCTGGCGAAGGCATGACGGACAAGTCAGACCATGACGGATTTATAAAGTCTTCGATTGATGCACTCGTCCGTCATGGAGTGTTGTGTGATGATAATCGAAAATATGTTGCCGGTTCGATCACATATTTTGGTCGCCCAGCTGTAAACTGTTTCCATGAGGGCTTCGCAGAGATTCGAGTTTACCCGGAGAATGTACTGTGACTTATGTAAAGATTTGGAATGAATTGCGGATGCTGCAAGGGCAGATTTATGTCTTGGAGATCAAGAAGAGGTCTGGCGATATTACTGCGGATCAGCTTGAGACTCTCGTTGATTTGAATCAAGAATATGGAAAATGGAACAGGATTGCTATTCTCTGGGACAAGCATGGTGAAGCAGGGTTCGATGAAAACGACAATCCAAGATGGGAACTACTCAATGACTGAGCAGCAGAAGCAACGGGTGGCTGAGCTTACAGAGTTCATTCATTCCAAGTTGATTGATCCCGATAAATTCCATGTGACTGTGTCGGATTGTCTTCTCCTTCTGGAAAGTCAATGGGAGGACTATTGCGCTGGATCAGAGCAGGCATTCCAGATTCAGAGGGAGAAGGAGATTTTAGAAACACTTTCCAAGGAGAATGGATAATGCAAATTGATGAGAATAAATTCCGTTTAGCTTGTCAGTTAAAAGATAAGGATTGGCTGATCGAAAGGGTTATTCAGGCTAACAGTCTGATATTCGATGGTCATGCGCTAATCAAAAAGGCGCAGATTATGATTGATGGGACGATGAAAGCTATATCGGATCATCAAGGAGAATCAACACCGCATACTGACGCAGATATTAAGCTATATACCAGTGTTGCATCACTCATTCGTGCCCTTGGATGGTCAGGTGATTCTAATCGGGAAAATGAGTAGGCTTGCGAAATCTATAGGATTTGAAAGTCGATTTATTTCTAATCGGAAAATCGAGGGGGTGAGGAAATCTAGCTAGTTATTTATACGATTTATTTCTAAACTAAAATTTTAGATGCCTAAACTAATGTGGATTGAATTGCAGTTGCCATAGTTTAATTGCTGGCAAAGGAGTTATGGAGATTTTGCAATTGAATTTGGTAGCAATTCTTAGCTAATTTGACGCAATAGTTGCGGAGATTATCGGGCTATTCTCCGCTCCATCTCTGGATCGTCCATACGCAGGATTGCGAGAAGATTTGGAGGGATGCGGATTTTGAATAAATTATGCGGATCGTGGATGTTAGCTAGTTAGCGTAGGTTGCCCAGATTGCATATTTTATCTAGATTACCTATCCTGCCAATACCACCCAGACTGCCCATACCCCCTAGGTCGCCAAGAGTGCCCAGACGGCCTATCTTAACAGGCTTGCCAATCTTACCAATCTTACCAAAACTACCGATCTTACCAAAACTATTTATTTTACCAATATTACCCAAATAGAATAAACCTCCAATCCTATTTAAATTAGACTATTGGGCAAACAATAGGCTAATTATCGGTAGTGAAAAAATTCAATGGTTAAAAAATTATTTTTTATTTTTTTTATTTTTTTTAAATTTTTGCTTGACTCATTCCGATTACAATTCTACCATGACATTGTTCCAATGGTGGAACGATAAAGGAATAGGAATAGGAATTGGAGGAATTAGAATGGGTTTGCCTAGTTTTCAATCTTATGCTAATTATGCGAATAAATCATCCGCATATAATTCGCTACAATTCTTTTTGCCCAATGTTACCCTATGGTTTTCATATGGTTCCCTAGTGGCATTTAAACCATTGGGCAATCCAACCATAATATCCGAGAATATTTGGGGGAATACTAGTGGGAAGCATATTAACCTAATCGAACCAAATAAAAAAAATAGGATTCCTAGGGAATTATTTAAATTGTTGTGGGATGAATTCGAATCAACCGGAATGATTTCAAATTATCCTAGTCAATCCTAATTGGAGGTTTTCACAATGGTTGTATATGCGGATGATTTAGACAAAGAATGTCAATTGTTTGTTGATCGGCCGGAATGGTTATATCGCAACGGTATAAGATTGACTGAGACAGCGACGGGATACGGTAAAAAGCTTACAACGGATTTTAAGATTAAATTCATGGGAAGGAATTACCGAATTTATACAACGGTATATTCCAATAATGGTTCCAATTGGTTCCAATGCAAAAAATACGGTAAGGTCTTCATCCGTAATTGTGGCATGGATTGGGGCAAGCTTTACACCGTTGGAGGGTTAGTCTAATGAAGGATAATTGGGAATTAATTACCTATGATATTTGGGGTAATGAATCGGATGGTTGGGAAGTTAATCAATCGTTCCGAACTGGCAATAGAATAGAATTCGATGAATCAATTCAGGATAAGGAATTGGAGGAATTGGTTTTCAATAAATTAGGATTTATTGGGACCGTTGACAATTCACAATCATTCAATGATTGTATTTATTTTTCCGATGAATCCAATGGTTGCCCATTGTTTGAACTCCGGAGGGTTATCCGATGAATCTTAGGAATTATCGCAATTTGTGCAAAAAATGGGCTAAAATGCGTGGGTTATATGATTCCCATGAATTGGATAGTTGGAGGTTTTCAAGAGATTCTGCGATTCATTGGTACGCTACGGAATGGCATGACGGACAATGGTCCCAATTATATAAGATTATTGGCCAAATAGGATACAATCCATCTCGATTGGCAAGGAATGCTAAGGAGGATTTGAAAGAGGATTATACGGCATGGGAATTGTATAAATTCCTTAATCGTCGGGCCAAATATTATTCCAATAATGGTTCAAATTGGAGGATTTAAAAATGGACCGTTGCAATTGTGGAAGGAATTCTATTTGGGGTTATACGGTTAGTTGGGAATACAATGGTTGTGGTTATATACGGCAACAATGTAAAGGGCATTTTAAGGAATCGACGGAATATTTTAGGCAAAGAAAAATATATGATTACAATAAACCAAATTTTAAACCGGGAAGGTGGCAATATTTTTCTACCGATTACATTGGTAATGTAATGGACGGCAATGGTGGTGAATTGGTTTATGGTGGATAATTGGAGGATTTAGGAATGAATCAGTCAATTGAAACAATTGAACAATCGGAATTGATCGAATCAATTCTATCTAAATTAACCCATTATGAATTAAGTTTATTATCTAATAGAATATGGGATTCTATGGTAGAATCCTACGGATATCAACCGTTTGGGTTCGACGCACGAACAATGCGGATGAATCATCCGGTTGATTGGGAAGCTTACCAATTGGTTAATAGGTTTGAAGAATTAAAATTGGAGGATAAAAAAAATAATAAAAAATAAACTTGAAAATCTAATTTGCCGATTATAGTATTAGGTTGGATTCATGGTGAATCTAATTGGAACGGAATAGGAATTGGAGATTGGACTATGCGAACCATCGAAACAATTGAATTGGACCGGGTTCCAACTGGTGAGGATTCACTAACCAGCCGTAGGGATTGGAGGCCAATTCTAGCACAATTGGAGGCCAGACTATTCCGCCGACAAATTATCCAACAATTTGGGAAGGATAATTTGGAGGCCAATTCTGTATCGGTAAGGGTTAAAATTCATTATGGGAATTACACCGAACCAGAAGTTGTGATTAACTACGATTTAGACAATGGTGAATCGACGGCACTAGCCTACCAAATTGAAATGAATTGTTGGACAAAATGGTCTGCCCAATCGGCAAGGATTTTAAAATTGGCAAGTAGCCTTACCGAAGAACAATTGGAGAATGCAAAAATGTTAGATAATAGGATTATCTTGAATTTGCTTGGATATTGGGAATAGAATCCCTAAGAATTAAATAACCCAATGAACCCTAAGATTAAATTCTTAGGGTTTATTTTTTTGTATATTGGATTGAATAATTTAATTAAATAATTGGATTGGATTGGATGGATTTATAAATATATATTCCCATATACTCTGCTTCCCTAATTATAATTATATATCTTCTTATCTTGTCAAGGCTAAAATTGAAAAAATATTTTTTTCCAATATGCGACAATTTTTTCGTCAATTAGAATATGCGACAATTTTTTCGTATGTCAGACAATAGTTGTTTGAACAATTGTTGGAAAACCAAAGATATCAATTGATAGAGGAAATCAGTGGGGGGATAGCAGTCATCGCCTTTGACCCCCCAATCTCCAAGAAATTTCAATTCCTATTTCTTAGAATTATCTTTACTAAATTCCTAAACTTAGTAATGATTCCAATCGGGAAATCGACCTTCTCCTAATCCATCTTGATTCAAACTGCTATAATGATTAACCTAATTTTTACAGAATAAATTTTCTAAAGGATTTTCTTATGCAAATTGACCTACTCGACATCGACGATAAGGAAACCCGCAAAGCTGCTACGGGTCGAGTACGCAATCAGAATAAAGCTCTCCAACAGGTTACCGACGAAGAGATCATCGAAACGCTCAAGAAGTGCCGTGGGCTCCTCTATCTCGCTGCCAACATCCTTGGAGTGCCACACGCTACTCTCGCTTACCGAATCAATAACACTCCAGAACTCCTCGAATCAATGAAGGATCAGAGAGGCAAGACTCTCGATCTAGCCGAAGCGAAGCTTATGCAGGCGGTAGACAAGGGAGAGCAATGGGCCATCACCATGCTTCTCCGTACTCTGGGGCGTGAACGGGGATATGTGGAGCGTCAAGAAGTATCCAATGTGACTACCGTCAAGCTCCAGATCGTCGAAGAGATTGTTGACGCAGACTCCAAGCAGATCGAAGTCAAGGTGACTCCAGCAGTCGAATACAAGCCATCCAATCTTCCAGAAGGGTTCAATGATGCCTCCGAAGCCGAAAGGGTTGCCGTCGAATCCGACGAAGCCTGAGAAGGCTAAATCGGAAACGATAACCAAGACCTACAAGCTCCATAAAATCCAGCACGACTTCCATCACTCTGGAGCGTTGTATCGTGGATATGTAGGCGGGATCGGTAGCGGTAAATCTTGGATTGGTGCTTACGACATTCTCCGTAGAGCCATGAGCGAGGACGGCAAGGGTCGCCTCTACATGGTCATCGCTCCCACCTACAATGTCCTCCAAGACGCAACAATGAGGACGATCTACCAAATAGCCGATGACATGGGAGTCACAAAGGAGAAGTGGAAGCAACCGCCAAGATTGGTGCTTGCCAACGGCAGCGAAATCATCTTCCGATCTGGTGAAGACCCGGACAAGCTGCGTGGACCGAACATCAGCGGAATCTGGCTAGACGAAGCATCCGTGATGGATGAGGAAGTATTCAACATCTGTATTGGTCGCCTCCGTGAAGGTGGCAGAGCGGGATGGCTAACAGCTACCTTCACCCCCAAAGGCATGATCCATTGGACTTACGAAGTATTCGGGCGAGGCGACAGGGAGAATACAGAACTCTTCCGATCCAAGACTTCCCAGAATCCATTCTTGGCCCGTGAATTCGTTAGCGCAGTATCCAAGCAGTATTCCGACAAGCAGGCCAACCAAGAACTAGACGGCGAATTCGTCGATCAAGAAGGAGCGGAGTGGCCCAATTCTCACTTTGGAGAGTCCATCTGGTTCGATGATTGGCCACATAATTCCAATATCAAAATTAAGACGATGGCGGTTGACCCGTCCAAGGGGCGTGATGCCCGTCATGGCGACTACACCTCAATCGTCAAGCTGGCCAGAGATCAAGACGGCATCCTCTACTGTGATGCCACTATGCGCCGAATGGATTCAGAGCATCTCGTAGCCATGACCGTATCGGAAGCTGCCCAATTCGATCCTGACGGGCTAGGAATCGAAACAAACCAATTCCAACATCTCCTTGCGACTCAAATCCTTGAGGAGTCAAAAAAGCAAGGAAATGCTATTCCAATCATGCAAATTTATAATAATATATCAAAGGATGTGCGTATCAGAAGACTTGGCCCATACCTTGCCAATAAGCTGATTAAATTCAAGCGTAATGAAGGCACAAGACTTCTGGTGGCGCAACTCCGAGAATTCCCACTAGGGAAACATGATGACGGGCCAGACGCATTAGAGATGGCTCTACGCACCATGATTTCCCTCTGGAATGGCAAGAGAAATCCCCAAGTAAGGCGGATTACGGCATGACTACTTGGCAGAAAATCATCAACTTTCTCCTTCCTCCAAGGGAATCCGCTCCCAAGGTAGTCAAGAGGAATATCCGTGAAAATGTCCTTACTAACGATTTCTGGCTGGGCAACTATGTCGATCTACTGGATCGTTTTCGTGATGGCGGGGTTTTTTCATATCCTATCACAAATCCAAATGATCGTCGCTACGGTTCCAATTACCCATTTTGGTACAGCGAACAACAGCTTAGCCTCATTAGGGCTCAAGCTCGACTGGTTACCACTACCAATCCAAATGCAATTGGACTCCTTAACGGACTATGCAGCTATGTCATTGGGGGCGGATTCAATTACAGAATTGCTCCGAAGGGCACTATAGACATTGACGAATCAACCGTTCGACGCTGCCAAGACATTCTCGACCGCTTCCTCAACGAGAATGACTGGACGATGATGGAGGAGGAAATCTTCAAGCGTTCCCGCACCGATGGAGAATGCTTCCTCCGTTTATTCCCCCAGCCTTCTGGACGGTTATTGGTACGCACCATTGAGCCAGAACAGATTATGCAACCGCCGGGAGAAGACTTCTCCCATTGGTCTTACGGAATCGAGACTGATCCAGACGATGTATTCAATATCCGCTCATATTATGTGGACTACAACGCTCCAAGGGGAGAAGAACAGGACGAGGCGCATAAGGATGCCTCGACCGGAGAAATGGTCAACGCTGACCGTATCGTCCATGTCAAATGCAATGTGCCGAAAGCAATCAAGCGTGGACTGAGCGACTTCAGCTACGAGACTCTCGACACATTCAGCATTGCGTCCAAGCTGCGGAAAAACCTTGGGGAGGGGGCATCCGTACAGTCTGCCATTGCTGCGGTTCGCCAGCATGATACGGCATCTGCTGCACAAGTTGAATCGTTTGTGGATGAGATGGTGGATTATTCTGTTGCGTCTGCTCCCAATGGACGGCAAACGGACTACCAGAAAATTGAGCCCGGAACATTTCTGGATATTCCGAAGGGCATGAATTATGTCGCTCCTCCGGGTGCAAGTGGCGCAAAAGATCACTTAGAGATATTTCAAAGTCTACTCCGTTCAGCTGGGAATAGGCATAACGCCCCCGAATGGCTATCTTCAGCGAATATCGCTGGTGCGAACTACGCATCGTCCTTAACGGCAGAATCGCCGTTCCTCCGCAACTGCGTTCGATTGCAAACCTTCTACAAGAAGCATTTTACACGGATTGCCCGTGAAGCAATCAGGACGGCAGCGGAAATGGGCAATCTGCCAATCAATATCCTAGATGTGGTGGATGTCCTTGTGACTCCTCCAGCGGTCGAAGCCCGTGACAAGATTGCCGATTCGCAGGCCAACCAGACCTACATGAGTATGGGCATCAAGTCCGCCCAGACCATCACTCAGGAAATCGGCCTAAACTTCGACGCAGAGCAGCGCAATATCGAGCAGCAAGCCGAGAAGATGGCGAATGAGTCTCTTGGTGGAGAGGGTGACGCTCAAGTGTCCGACTCCGCTCTCAACGGTCTACAGATCGAGAATCTGGTTGGAATCGTCATGCGGGTGGCTACAGGGCAGATTCCTGTTGAAGTTGGCCGTTCTATCGCCAAGGCTGCATTCCCGCTGATGGCAGAAGAGGACATTAACGCCATCTTCCCAGAATCGCTTGCTGGCTCCCAAGAGTTGCCTCCTCATTCCACTGGACGGTCATCCGATCAAGCCGAGCCGGAAGCTCCGCCAGAAGTTGATGCGGTCCCAGAAGTCCAGCCAGTTGCGGAATCCAAGGATGGAAAGTATTCCCATATCACCTTCACCCCGCCTCAATCCGTCCGAAAGTCTGCAAAGCGTGGACTAGAATTGAGGAAGAAGCATGGGCGTGGAGGTACTGGGGTTGGAGTCGCCAGAGCCCGTGATCTGATGAATGGCGCAGAACTGTCACCTTCCACAATTAAGAGGATGGTCAGCTACTTTGCCCGTCACGAAGTCGATAAGAAGGGCGAGGGATGGGGCGTTGATTCAGCCGGATATATCGCATGGCTGCTGTGGGGCGGTGACTCTGGAAAGTCATGGGCCAACAAGGTCGCCAATCAGATGGATTCAGCTGACGGAAAAAAGAAGGATGTTTCCGAAGTCCAATACGGAAAGCCGAGCAAGGACGATCCAAGGAAAACACCGGCAAAACCGCATGAGCGTAGAAAAGGAAGCAAGGAGAATCCCAAGGGTTCAGCTTCCAAGGCAAATGCCGATCTGGACTTCTCCAAGGAAACAGATGACCAGATCAAAGCATTGATGCAGAAGCACAATGAAAATAATCCTGAATTCAAGGCATCAATGGCTACTCTGAAATCAGTGTTTCGCCGTGGTGCTGGAGCGTTCTCAACATCCCATGCGCCGGGAATGAGCCGAAGCAGATGGGGGCTGAAGCGGGTCGAGGCGTTCCTCTATCTGCTTAGGAATGGAAGGCCATCCAATCCGAATTACAAACAAGATAACGACCTTCTTCCAAAGGGTCATCAGCGCAAATCGGAGGACAAAAATGATTGAAGTAAACAAGGATATTGATCCATTGGATGTATGCCAAGATACAGCTTGGAACATCATTCGTCTTGGATCGTTAATGGAATTAGTTTCGCATCAACCAGACAATCTGGAAGCGAAGCTGGAAAAAGAAAGAGTGGAGATTAAACTAAAGAATCATTTATCTACTTGCTCCAAGTGTGCCGAGGCTTTCAAAGAAGAGGAAAAATGATTCAGTTCAAAGATAGGATAAAGGAATTCAAGAGGATCAAGGCCAGCGAACTTCTGGCCAATCCATTGAATCATAGGGTGCATCCAGAACCTCAAAAGAAGGCACTTCGCAAGACGCTCCAAGAGATAGGATTTGCTGGAGCGTTACTATGCCGTGAACAGGATGGGCAGCTTGTCCTTCTGGATGGTCACATGAGGGCAGCGGAGTGTGGCGACTCCGAAGTTCCAGTGCTAATTCTTGATGTAAATGAAGAAGAAGGAAACAAAATCCTAGCCTCTTACGATGCCATCGGATCAATGGCGAAGATTGACGAGAAAATACTCAATGACCTCCTGTCAACATTCTCCGACGAAACCAATATCTTCGCAGATTCAAACGAAATAAACGAATCATCTGAAATATTTGAAGATGAGGATAAGAAGCGTGAGGAGGCCGAAAAGGCCGAAAAGGAGCGCAGGGAAAAGCTGAAGAGTGGAGAAGGACTATTCGGAGTCAAGCCGGGAGATGTATGGCGTTTAAGGGCTGGAAGCTACATCTACTGCGGAAGCTACAAGGATCAAATCTTCATTGATACGGTGAACAATAAAACAAAGAAGGAGGGGAAGAAATACTACAAATTATTCGCAAACGCTCCAAGGGCGACAGAAAGCGACTATTTGGCTTATGACCATCTTTCGCAGTTCATTGAAATAGACGAGGGGTGGACATTCACCAACAATGATCCGGCCTTGATGTGCAAACTACTCCAATCTGGAAGCGTCAAGGGTCTTTATACGGTATCCAATGGAGATAACGCACAGATCGTGACATTCCACAGTAAAGAGAAGCAAGAACCGCTGGCGCACTTTAAGAATCATTTTGATTCAGAGAAGAAAAAAGTAGCTGAACCAGCGATCAATTTGGAAGAGTACCCATCCCCTGTGGATGGGGCTGTAATTTACAGGAAATCAGCCCAATCACTTTTTGCTGCTGTTCGTGGAAAAGGGTTCAAGGACAAATTTATCCCGACATTTATAATCCCATCTGCGAACACTGGCCTTCTTGTCAGACTCTGCACCTTTGGATGGTACTCTCAGATCATGGCAGCAGAGCCCGACCCGATGAATATCGAGATAATTCTTCAAAGCTACTTTGCTTATCCAAGTAGAAGTCATCAGAATCGTGAAAAGGTCGATCCACCAATTAGAGTAGCGGAATGGACAGACTCAACGAAATCCTAGCTGCCCGACTTGGCGTTGAGCAGATTGAGTCGATTTATGACTCGATCCGGGTAGCTCGTCTCGTTGGAGCGTCCATTGACAGGCGGATGCGGGATGCGTCGAAATCCGATAATCTTTCATCAATCGAGAAAATCCAGTATCAGTTGACAATTGTCTACAGAGAAGTTGACGAAATTGTAAGGAATAAAGCACCTTACTTCTTACAGAAACACTCCAGAAATGTAGTCAAAATCCTTAGAAATGCCATCCTTGGGAAAGATATTGAGGAATCACGCAAATCTATTGCACGACAGGTTTTCGGTCAAATTCCCAAGGAAATTATTGACAGAATTGTAAGGAATCAGAATGTTCCCGCAAGAATACTAAAGGCTATGCAGAAAACGAGGATGACTCCTCAAGCTTATGCCCAAGTTGTGGCAATTCAGCGTGATCCGGCAATCAGAGCGTCATTGGTCGCAAATTATTTCAGAATGCTGCGAAATACAGCCTATACAGTAACTAGAACGAATGTTGCTGCCATGATGGGACAAGTTCGCCTAGAAAATTATGGCGCACTACCCCGTGATCTAGTTGGATTTCAAGTTCACGGAATTCTAGACGAAAGGATTAGGCCAGCCCACCGGGAGCGGAATGGCAACATCTATTTCAGGAATCCACGCTATGGGCAGCTTGGAATGGATGAGATGCCGAATCCGCCACTGGAAGCCGATGGCACTACGGCATTCAACTGCCGTTGCTGGCTAACTCCTATTTTAGCCTCATTTTCTAATAAATTCTATGATTTTAAGGGAAGGATTATTCCTAACGCACAGGTTTTCAATGAATGGTTTTCCAGCGCATCAAGGGATAGGCAGATTCTGGCGGTTGGTGTGCGTAGATGGAATATAGCGCATTCAAGGCTGAAAAAAGGAGAAGTCCTTCAGTGGCATCATCTCCTCGATCCATCCTCTGGAATGTTATTGGATTCCGACGAATTGTCGAATGAGACTCCTACTGAAAGAGCTAACAGAATCAAGAGGGCTAAGACTGTTATTGCTAAAGTATAAAAAATTGAAAAATTTATACACTAGCACTTGACAAGAAAATATATTGCTATCAAGATGTCATCATGCCGACACTAGAAATTTTAACCGAAGACCTTTCAATCACCACTTTCCAGCCTCAACAAGTGGGCAAGACTCAGCTACTTGTTGACCGGGAAGCTGGCGTTATTCGTAATGTCAAGATCATCGGTTTTAATTCGCAGAATGGACGGCGATACACTTCTGGCGCATTGAAAGCTGCCATTCCCCTGTATGAGGGGATCAAGGTCAATGTCGATCATCCTGAAAAGGGTCCGACTCAGCAGCGTTCCAGCTATGATCGCTTTGGAAAGTTCGTCAATGTCCGCTTCGTTGAAGGCGAGGGGCTTTTTGGCGACTTGGTCTACTTGAAGAGTCATCCAATCGCAGAACAAGTTTGCGAAGCTGCCGAGCGTATGCCGGATGTGTTTGGAATGTCTCATAACGCTCAAGGTGAAGGGATTGTTGACAAGCGTGGCATCTTTGAAGTGAATAAGATCACTGAGGTACGCCATGTCGATTTGGTTGCAGACCCGGCAACAACGCAATCGCTTGCGGAATCGAAACAGGCAACAAAGCAAGAGACAGAAGAAGCAGCGTACTCAGGAGTTTATCGAAAGAGCAAAAAACGACCTCCTCAAGCACGGAGGAACTTCGTGAAGAGCAAGAGTCAGAGTGCGAACAAGCCGACCGGGACCATCAAGGAGGCTGATGAGAATAGCCAGCCTGTAGATGCCAAGGTTGATGACGGCGAGAAAATGAAGAAAGACCTTCACTACAAGGTCATGCAGATTCTCACCAGAGATGATTTGGCCGATGACCAGAAGGCCGATGAACTTATTGATTTCCTTGCTGATGAATTAGGAGATATCGAAATGGATGCAACTGAATCGGTTAAGGATACCGAAGAGGCTATGGACCGCATCGACGATAAGCCGAAAGAAGACGAGAAGGATTCTTCGGACGATACCGAAGAGGGCATGGATAAGGAGCCTTACAAGAAGGCCGACGAAACGGATATGGACGAAGAGAAGATGACCACCTGTGAGAAGTGTGGCGCAAAGCACAAGATGGAATCCGAAGATGAGATGGATTCCGAGAAGGAAGATGGAAAAGAGCGCATGAAACCTGTGAAGGAGTCGAAAGACCCGCAGGAGCAATTGGCTTATCTTAAAGCCAAGGACAAGATTCGTGACCTCTGCGAAGCATCTGGCGTGAAGTTTGAAGAATCTCTGGTTGAGGATTTGTCCTCGCTGGAGGAGTCTGCTATGGAGCGTCAGATCAAGAGGATCGCTGCTGCTTATGTTGCAGCGAAGCCCAAGTGCCCACCAGCAAGTGCCCCGCTTCAAGAGAGCAAGGGGTCTAGCATTCCTGAAGGTGAGTCCTTGTTCCGTTGGTTGCAAAACTAAAGAAAGGGGTATGAGCAATGGGTACTGTTTTCGGTGGATTCAGGCTCTACAAGCCAGCTTCTGACACGGTGATGGATCTGCCTAGCGCAGCTTCCACTGCCATCAGCGTTGGCGACTTGTTGTTCTGGGATACGACCAACAAGGTGCTGAAACCTTTTGACCAGTATGTGGCTACTGGAACGGTTAACACCGACCAATCTGCAATTCGTGCAGTTTTCGCTGGCGTTGCCCTTCAAGGCAAATTGGCAGCTGATCCTTCTGCTGGCTACCCTGCGTTCAATGGCGAGGCTATCACTTTCGCTCCTGACGCTCTGTACGAGGCGACTTGCGCTGCTACCACTTTCGAGCCCGGTGACTTGGTCGCTGCTTCGGTGACCGCTGCTGCTGGTGCTGGCAATGTGGCTAACCAGACTTTGGTGAAGACCACCGATGCTGGCGAGGCGATTGGCTATGTTGTGGAGCGTTACGCTTCCAACACCACTTCGGTGCGTGTTCGCTTGATCGGGCGGTGGTCGCCCTTCAACTTCGCTGACTACAACAACACCACTTCCGTCTAATAACGATTAACAAGGAGAACAAGAGCAATGAACACGATCAAGTTGAGGAGCCTGTACGAGTCTCGCACCAAGGAGACTAACGGGCGTTGGCGATTCCTGACTGAGATGCGCCAAGGTTTGGGCCTTTGCGACAAGGACGGCAACGACAATCGGGACTTCGCTGGCAACCGCATCCTGAAGGATCGCAGCGTTCGCCCCGAGCAGTTCAGCCTCCAAGAGCTTGCCGAGTCCATCGTTGGACCCAGCTGGCGCAATGTCTTCAATCCTGAGTCTGGCAGTCTGAATCAGTACACGATTGCCCGTTCTCTGGTTGAAGGCGGTTTCCCCAATGAGCAGAGGGCTCTAGTCGAAGCCACTGGTTTCGGCCTTGATCCTTCGGCCTTCCTGAACATCAACACCTTCACCGCTATAGTTGGTGGTCTGGTGGAAGTGAAGATTCTGGAAGCTTTCCAGAACCCCGCTCTGATTGCTGATAAGCTGATGCCCGTCGAAGCTACCAAGCTTAACGGCCAGAAGGTTATCGGTCTTCAGAACATCGGTGATCGGGGTCGCAAGCGGGCTCCCGGCGAGACTCATCCAAGGGCTCAATTCGGTGAGCGTTGGATCGAGACTCCCGAAACCCGTGAGAACGCTCTGGCGATTGATGTTCTCAAGGAAACCGTGTTCTTCGACCTGACCGGAGCTATCCTCCAGCAGGCGAATTCGGTTGGTACTGAGCTTGCTTATCGCAAGGAGTTGGAAGTTATCGACACGCTGCTTGGGGTGAACAACACCTTCAAGTACAACGGTTCGACTTACAACACCTATGTGACTAGCCGAACCTTGGGCTACCTCAACGCTCACACCAACCAGTTGGTTGATTGGACTTCGATCCAATCGGCAATGCTGCTCTTCTCCCGTATGGAAGACCCCCATACCGGCAAGCGTCTGCTGATTACGCCGAACACCATTCTGGTGAATCCGGCCAAGTTGGCTACCGCTAACTTGATTCTGGGTGCAAGCAGCACTGATCGCCGTACCACTCCGGGTGCGACTCAGGCAACTGCTGATACCCTGAATGTGAGCAGCACTCCGGGTAATCCTTACTCTGGACAGTTCCAAGTTCTGTCCAGCCCGTTGATCGAGCAGCGTTGCTTGGCAGCGGATGGTCTGAACCTGAATCAGGCCAACACCGATGGTCTGTGGTTTATGATGGAAGCCGGGAAGTCCTTCAAGTATATGCAGAACTACCCGCTGACCGTCACTCAGGCCAGTCCCAATCAGTACGAGATGCTCGACAGGGGCATCGTCGCAACTTACTTCGCCAACGAGCGTGGTATCCCCAGCGTCTGGAGTCCTTGGCACAGCGTCAAGAACAACAACGCATAATAAGGTCTGAGGCAGATGAAACCCACCACATCTGAAAAGACTGCTATGCCAACAATGAAGGTCTGGGAGGTTTCTTTTGGGGAGCTTCCCAGAGCCTTCATCAAGGCATACGGAAAAGAGCAGGCGAAGAACGAATACCGACTTCGCTACCAACTGCACGAATCTCGCCAGCCTGTAGCTGTGGAGTTCAAAGATGTCAGCGGAAACTGATATTGCTCAGGCAATCGCTAACATCTCGCAGACCATCAAGGAAATTACGGCCAATCCTAAGCCCAATTACACGGTAGATGGACAGACCGTTAATTGGGCTGATTACCTCGATACACTGACCACCAAGCTGCAATCACTGCTAAAGACTCAGCAGCTTCTTGGTGGACCGTTCCAGAGGATGACGAGGGTTAAATCAAGATGAAATACGCTGTTGTAAATGCGTCTGCCTCTGGATCGAACACGATTGTCGCAGGTATTGCCAACAAGCGAATCCGAGTTCTGTCCTATGTGATTATCTCTGCTGGTGCTGTTACTGTTACTTGGCAATCAGCATCCAATGCTCTCAGCGGACCTATGGCGTTAGCTGCCAATGGCGGTGCTGCTCCTTCCGCTGGACAGGCTACTCCCGGCGGTCTGATTGGACAGTTTGAAACGAACCAAGGCGAAGCGTTGAATCTGAATCTCAGCGCAGCAGTTTCGGTTGCCGGACATATCACCTACATTGTAACAGATTGATGGTGGCAAGTGAAGTACGCAAAGATTGATGCACAAACTATTGGATCAAATCTAATAGTTTCATCAGTAGTAAATAAAAGAATACTGGTACTTCAATATACGGCAACAGCATCAGTGAATTTGGACACATACTTTGCCTCAAATTCAACTGCAATTACTGGCCCAATTTATCTTGGAAGTCATGGAACCACTATGGCAGCTTATGGCGCAATGACTCCAGCAGGTCTTGTTGGGTTGTTTATGACTGAAATTGGTGAATCACTAAACATTGTCTTGAGCGGTTCAGGGAATGTTGGTGGTCACATTACTTACATCGTGACGGACTGATGAAGCATGGCATTCCACTCTGTACTGGTAATAGAGTACGATGGTACGCCAACGGTTGACACTGTTGTCACGCAGAATGTAACCAATACCAATAGAACTAAAATAACCGATCTGGCCAGAGAGATAGTCTGGTCAGCGGTTAGGTATTTTAATGCGGTTGTGAACTTCCTAAGCGGAAGACCTTACAACCCAGCTGACATTCCAGAAGATGTGATTACAACCACATCAACGCAGCAAGTTGTACAAACTTCTCCAGTGGACAATGCCACTCTGGAAAAAGAATTAAAGCAGACTGTCAAATATTTTGTTTCGGCTCATCAGCAAGAATTGCTAAGAATCAAGGGTCCACCCGGATCAAGACCGGGCCAATACCCAAGATATAGAACAACCAATCTAGCCAAGAGCATATCTTACAAGATGGATGCTTCTGGAATTAAGGCAAAGGTTGGCTATAGAGACAGGAATGGGCCTACTGGAAATCCGGCTGATTATTCGCAGTGGCTTGCCGACAGAGGACGAAAGAGCATCCCAGATACGGCAATGTCACTTAGCCCATTAAAGACGCAAAGTGGCTATCTGCTCCAGTGGAGTTATGATACTGAGGGCTATGTGTGATGCTCAACATAGCTGACGATTATGTAATATTCGACAACAAGGAAACGATCACCTTCCAGAATCAAGGTGAATCAGCTGTAACCATTCCAGATGTGACACGCCGACCAGCAGTATTGGCGACTGATACGGCATCTGGATCGACCTATTACGCAGCAGCGATTGAGTTCCTTATCTGGAAGAATTCAATCCAATCAGCTTATCTTCAGGATGGATTAGAAAATGACATTGTTGCTGATGACGATGAAACCAACATTGATGCCGTTGGATTGTCATTCTTCATTCCCCGCCTAAATGCGATAATCACTGACCAGAATGGCAAAAAGTACAATGTGGACTTGATTGATGACGGTGTTCTCCGCACTCGCTGGAGCGTCAAGGCCACTTCTCAAGCTGGGGAAGGGGTCAACTAATGCCTTCGATATTTGGCGACATTTTAACGGCAACAAAGTCACGACTTGAGACGATTTCTGGCATTCCTACAGTTAAAATCAGAAAAAAGCCAGTATTGGTTCAAGAAGATACGATTCCATTAGTTCTTGTAACTCCCGGTCGAGAAAGGATCGGGATGGAAGCTTTTGATACTGTTGTCGAATATATCTATGAAGTTCAAGTTACTGTAATTAGGGCAGGAAACAGAATATATGAATCTGATGTGCAATCTTTTTTAGAATTAAGGCAATCAATTAGAAATAAGCTATATCAGCCACTATTATCTGGTGCTGCATCAGTAATTGATATAAATATGGAAACTTCTCCACCTTTTGATATTGTATCTGGAGATGCCAACAATTATGATATATCTGGCATTATTGTTAAATATAAGAGTATTGAGCAGAGAGTGAGCTAATGGCACTCAACTCAGCATCGACATTGATGAATGTCGCTTGGGATCAGCAGAAAACGCTGACCGGATTCAATCCTGTCGCCCAAGGTGCTGATGCTGTATCGCTCTCAGTATCCCCTGCGATTACTGGTGCTACTCCAGCAAATATCGTATTCGCAGAGCAGAGGACGCTATCAGCTGGTGGATCGTATACCTATGACCTCACCACTGGACTCACGGATTTCTTGGGAACCGCAATTAACCTGACAAGGATTTTTGCGGTCATCGTCACTTCCTCCACTGGAACGGTTGTATTCGCTCCCGGCGCAACGAATGGTCTTGAATGGTTCCTTGGTGGAACAAGCCCGACCATTTCGATTCCGGCTGGAGCGGGATTCCTGTTCACAACGCCTACCCATCAGACGGTCAGTGGCACTGACAAGACGCTTACTCTTTCTAGTTCCGCTGGTGCTACTTACAAAATCGCCTTCTTGGGAGGTCAGTAATCATGGCTTATTACGCTGGTAAGACTGGATTTATTTCGATTGGAAACTTCGGTGCTGCTCCAGCCTCCAGATTGGCTCTGGAAGAGTGGAGCTTGGAGCTTGAAGTAGAAGAAGTTGATGCCACTAACTTTGAATCTTATGGCATGAATTCTATCATGCCGGGAATCAGGGGTGGAACGGTTAGCGGTTCCGGTCCTTATGAAAGTGCCTCTGGATCGGATGTTCTCACAAGGCTGCAAGCTGGTCTTGTATGTACAGTCGAACTTGGCCTAGTCCAGACTGGTTCGATTGGTTTCACAGTCAATGTTGTTATAACCGGAGCCACAGTAGGCAATAATGTCCGTGAGAAGCCAACTTTTGAATTCACTGGCACTTTGACAAACATGGATAATGCCGGTGTGATTCAATCTACCCAGAATCAGGGTATCACTCAGTCTTAACGAGGATAAGCCATGCCCTTCTATTCAGGTAAGGGTTCTGGCGTTGTCTTCACTTCCGAGACTCGTCCGGGGACCGTCCTCACTCTCTTTGCCGACGAATGGGGCATTGAGATTGAGGACGAGTCTATTCATATCTCTAATATCAAGCCACTCCGTGATGCCAACATTGAAGGTGATATCGTAGCAGGCGATTTGTCTGCCGTTCCAGCATGGAAAAATTACGGCATACCGATGCAGATGATCCAAGGCGGGATGCGTGAAACCAAAGTGACTATTCACGGATATCTCTTTTTGGATAACACGATTAGCGTCAATGACGGTCCAAGAGTGCCGATCATTAACGAAAAAGGCAAACTAGAAATCAAGTACACCAATCAAGCCGGTCAGAAGCGGACTCTTTTTGAAATAACCAATTCTGTGGTTATAAGCACCAATTACGATAACTCAGTCAGAAATTTGCTAGAATACGATATAGAATTTGCTTGCTTGTCTACGGAAGTTGATTACGCACCACACCCGAAAGGATGATTAAAATGGGAATCCACACCCTTTCCGATTCCATTGGACAGTCTGGAGGAGCTATCGAATGGGTATGCTCCAAAGGAAATAAGTATAAGATTTCTCTTCTGACTCTTGAGAAGCAATCTGAGCTTGAGAGGGCATTTGAGCGCAAGTCGCTTGAGAAGATTCGTGAATACAAGGAATTTCTTGATAAGGAAGAATACGATAAGCAGATCGCTGAAGTGATCGAATCAATCAAGAATGGTGAATTCGTATTCGGTGGTAAAAGGTCATCTGAATTGCTCAGAACATTGTGGGGAATCTCCACTCTATTTTCAATTTTAGCTGGCATTTCAGCCAATGATGCAAGTACGCTAATCAATGAAAACTCAGAGATTTCATCATTAATAGAGATGATTGTCGAGAGATCATTCCCCGTTGCGGTGGGAAAGGCCAAGGCTCAGGAGGCGAAGACATAACGCCGAATTGGCCACAGCTTATTGCTGGATTGGTTGATGAGCCATACTGCTTGTCGATGGACCAAGTGGCCAAGCTAACTATGAGGCAAGTGTCGCTTATATATTACAGGCCAAGAAATAAGAAGACTGGCGTACCACTGAAGATTGATCCGAATTTTGGAGAGAATGAATCGCTTGCAAGGCAGCAGTTTTTTGAGATGGGCCTTGCATTTGGAAAGTCGATTCAAGAGCTAGAAGCAGCGTGGGAGAATAGATATGGCGACTCCAGCGGACAACCTAGAGAGGATAGCTGACCTCGCCAGTGACATTCGTGATTTCACTTACAATTCAAGCAATAACATCTCATTTATCGACACTGGAATATCTGATTTAACTCAAGAAATTGCCAGGAATTTTGCAAACACTCAAGGATATTTGTCAAACATATATTCAAAATTGATTGAAATTCTTGATGCCATCAAGAAGATGAAACCGCCAAAAGATGAAAAGAAAAAAATAAAAGCAGAAGAGAAGAAGCAGGCTGAAGCTGGTAAGGAAAAAAAGAAAGAATCTGGAAGCTCAGAATCCAATATAAAGGATGCTGGAGAAACAATTAAGAAGATGACGGAGGGGGCAGCTGGCTCATTCTTCAAGTATGTCGATGAGGCTGAAGCTGGATTCGCAATATTATCAGACGGGATGTTGACTGCTGCTGCTGGAATTGAAAGTTTAGCTGCGGTTGCTACTGCTGCCGGGGCTGCAATTGCTGCGTCTGCTGTAGCAATAGCGGTCGCTCCAAAAATGTTTATGAATCTGGTTAATGCTGTATCACCATTTGTAAAAGCACTTGATCCCGGCCTTATGGCTCAATTGTCTTTGGCAATGAGCGATTTGCAGGCAACCATAGGAGTTGGATTAAGACCAATAATCCAAGCTGCAATTCCAATTATTAGGGCATTTGCAGATACCCTTATGCCAATAATGAATCAACTTGCACCAGTAATGCAGAAATTTGGCGAATCAATGATAAGGATTGCTATTCCAGTAATTGCAGTTTGGGCAAGCGCAATAAATTATTTGATACCAGTAATTGAAAGCATAGTGCCATTATTCACAGATTTGGCAGAAATATTGATGGTTTTGACTCCGGTATTCGATTTCATGTTCGATGGAATAAACAGGGGAATGAATTTAATAATCGGAGTATTCCACACATTCATGGTTGGAATTAAAGCCATGACTGTAGCTCTTCTTGAGGCAGGTGCTTGGATAGTGAGTTGGGTCAGCGAATCTGGAGCGCAAGCACTTAAGGACGCATCTGCTTCAGTCCAACAAAGTATGGATAGGAGTATGGAGGCTCAGGCTAACGCATTTGGAAAATGGTTGGGGCCACCACCAAAGAAACCAGCTTACACTCAAGGTGCTTCTGTTGGAGCAGCAGCAAAGCAGGCATCTTATTCTGGAATAGCCGATCTTGGAAAGAATATGATGCAAGCTGCTTTTGGGCAATCGGCTCAAAACGCTGCTCTTCAAACTGCTGACAATACCAAAGTCATGGCCGATGGATTCGGAAAATTAGTTGGCTGGATTATGGGCCAAGGAAAACCAAACGCACCTCAACAAGGGGTTCGATAATGGCAATTGAAGCTTCAGCTAGAAATCTTTATGAGCTAATTGATAGGACAAGTCCGTCCAATGCAGCATTCCAGACGGACGGCGGTTCGGCTTCGATGGATTTTATCATCGACCGTGCTAATCTTGGAGCGTTGGTAAGTGATATCCTTGGAAGTGTCTATAAGGCTGGTGACGGCACTGGAAGACTTGTAAGGAGACTACCGGCAGCGCATCCATATTATGACTGGCTATTCGCTTCAAAGATCACAAATATTGAAGGATTGCAGCCAGCTGGCAGAAGTCTTGGTGAGACTTACCAGCGTGACAAATCTGTCAACTACATTTACGACTTCGTCTTCTACCAGAAGTACAAGGTGACGGTCCAATTTGAGCCTCGTCCATATCTATTAATGAACGATACGGACCTAAAGGGTAAGCAGCAACAGCTTAAATGGTATTATAATCTCGCAGACAATTTTGTTAATTTTACAGATCCAAGAGAATATTTAAGATTTGTTGACATTGAATCGGAGCCAAATGCTGAATTTTTGACAAGTCCTCAAGGACAATTTGCGTTCAAAACACAAAGTGGTAATGTACCAAATGGTCTTCCAGTGACAAATCAGAACGGTGGCGGAATAACCCTGAGAATTGTAAAACAGAAAGTGAAATTTACTTGGTATTTTGTCCCTTATGAAATTGTTTTTGCTGAAAATGTGATTTCTGGATTTGGAAAAGTAAACCAATACGATTTTTTTGGATACCCAAAGGGATCATTACTACTTGAGGGAATTGAATCCAAGAGATACCCACCTCCAGAAGTATTGTTCAAGGCAGATCCAGCCACTGGATCGTCTGTTGCCCAGAAGCTTTGTGATATAACATTTATTTTTAATTGCATGATGCAACCTTATCGTGACCTTTCAGCTGACATTCCAGCAAGCACTGGCTTCAAGATAACTTATGGTCACAACCTACTTCCAAGGGCTGGAGAACTCAAATATTATTATGTGGAAACAAAATATGATTTAAATCCAGCTTTGGCTGGAAGGCCTGTTTACGAATCGTATCCGATGGAACGCTTGTTCAAACTGGATTAACGATCATGGCATTGATGAATGTCAATACGATAGGCAACGCCAATTTCGTACAATCGGAGTGGTTCGTCGCACGAATTACTTCTGTGGCATCGACTGTAAGCGGAACTGGGACTTGTACTGGATATAAGCACGGATGGATTGAACAGCGTGTATGCGCCAATGGAATTGATTACGAGGATGCCGATGAAGCATCTGCTGAAGGGGACGAAAGTTTGGCAAGCCCAGCATATCCAATAAATGGAACAAATGCTGCCGTAAACGATATAGTAATTATGAGAGTAAGAGGGATAGACCAGCAGGGAAATACGATATACGAATTCCTTCCAAAAGGTGGTGGTGGATTTGTAACTTCAGTTCAATGTACTGGTGGTTACCTAATCGTAACTTATTGATAATGCCATCATTTGACTGTAAAACAATTGCGCCGGGATTGACTTATAGTCCCACATATCATCCATGCTGGGGGCTTAGGGCTTTACCGGCAACAATGGATTTCTCAGCTGGACCGTCCACTCCAATTCCTCCAAATACAAGTTGCAATACCGGATGGCCAACTGGAGTGATAACTGGAACGCTTACCAGAACAGGACCGTGCGATTTCACTTGGGGTTACTCTACTGGATCGTTCAGTATTCTATTCGCTTGGACTAATGCCGGTCCACCAATCAGCTGCACGATCAACCAAACCGAAATGTTTCCAGATTGGTCAGTCGATAATTTGGTTGGAACACCAACTGGGTCATGTTCTCAAAACCCGACAACTGGGATTGTCACGATGACATTTACAGCTGTAATCAGTGATGGATTTTGCGAATGCCCTGTAACCATAACATTTAACGGTTGATTCAATGGCAACGCATGGCCCAGCAAATCAGCTTGCGGGGGACTGTGTGACAGTCCCTTCAAGGATTTGTATGCCATTTAAGGAGTTCTGCATCCATACGCTGATGCACTCGCCGGATGTCGGACAACCGACAAATCCAGAAGCTGGAACATTTGGCTGCATGGCTAATTTCGCTAATGCTGGAACACAGTTTTTGCCTCAACCAAAAACTCCAAATAATATAAATTTCGCACCAGTGTATGGTAGAACTGCAAACTCAATCGAACTCGACTATTTTTATCAGCCAGCCGACTTGGCTCCTTGGAGATCAAGGAAAATATTTGGCCCAACAGATCCATACGACAAGCACAATTCAGGCCCAGCTGTAAATCAAGGCCACATGGTTACAGAGGTAAGAAGAAGACTTCGTGGAGCATCTCCGAACAACAATTCCTACTCTGGACGGTATACGCATTACTTCACAGATTCAAGTTATGCACTTAATGGGGAATATGATTGGCTGAGATTTATGCACCCAGCCGGATACTTCTGGACAAATAAAGTACAATGCAATGAGCCATTCGCAGCGATGGAGAATTACGAGCAATCTGGAAATCTTCCAGTAGCTGCCGACTATTACAACCAATACTTCATACCATTTTGCGTACCTTTGAATGTCTACAACAGTTCTGGAAACATAATTGGTCAATTTGTCGGGTACACATTCATATTTGAATTCGGATTCGCCTATGTCAGACTGCCATTTGGAACAAATAGGCCAGAAGATTATTATGTGAATCCACAGCCAACGCCACCAATAAGAGTGACAACTGAAAATCAGTTCATGTCTATGGACTGTCATTTATTCATGGTTGCAGCACCAGCTTATGCTGGATCAGAAATAAGGTCGCCAGTTCTTAATTCTGTGAGATATTGGTTTTATAATAAACCAACATCGCCACACAACATTTGCCAACCTTACATTTATCTTTTATTCGGTGCAGCAGCGGACGAGTGGAAGTTTAATGTGAAATTCAATCATAATGGTGGCGGGGATGAGACAATAAAATTTGGCTTATCCAATCTCAAATTTTATGTGACTCCATAGCCATGCCACAAATCAATGTAAGTCCGGCATCGGCAACAGTCCAGACAACTGTATCAAAGGTTGTCGCAACGGATGTTTGCGGTGATCTTCCTCCACAAATGCCCGTAAACATAGACTGCTCTCTCTGCAATATTGGATTTCCTCAAGCCGGTGGTCAAATATCAATAACATTCTACGGACCATATTGTCCACCAGCTGTTGACCCTAGCAATAGCTACTGGTTGGGATCTGCTGCAAAAATGGCTCAATGGAAATGTCCAAATCCGGGCATGGACAATGAGCCTAATCCAAACAGATGGGTTGCTACAGGGTATTTCTCTGGAGTGTCTGGTGGAAGTTGCGCTCATCAATATAAATTTGAAGCCCAACTAGATGCCATCGCAATAAATCAAATAAGTGTGTCAGTGACCGTTTATGTATTAACTCAGGTTGGTGCAAATGCAACATGGGCTACTTATGTTTCATTTAGTGAAACTCTGAATGAGATACCAAGCTTGGACCCAACTCCGTATAGAAGCAGGCTTTTCCAATCTCCTACATTTATGCCAATCACGGTGAATCAAGTTGGTGGCAAAGGTGATCCTGTAAGCTTCTACAAAATGACAATCGGCATGGAAAGTATGCGTGTTGGATGCGACGATCCATCGGTTGGCGGTAATGCTGTTCCAAACACTTGTGGTATGTGGGATGGGGCTCAATGGTACAGCTGCTTTAGGGGATTCTTGAGATCGACTGCGAATACAGCATTAAGGGAATTTACTCAGCTTGGTTTCAATGCTGCTGGTTGCGGTGCAGTTGGAGGGGTATTTTGTAATTGCGACACTATAACATTAACGAATATTGCTCCATTGGCTGGGAATACCACTTACAACAATGACCCTCTTTTTGTCCAGACTTATGGAGTTTTAGGCATACCGGGTGCGGTTGAAGCAGTTGGCGTTGTTCAGCAAATCCAGATAGCCCAAGGAACATCTGTTGGAATTGAGGTTGTTGTCAAGTCAATAAATGGTGCGCTCTGGATTTGTACGAACAACAATGGATTGGGTTGGGTATGTACTGTTCCAAATTTCATTCAAGCCTATTCTCCATTTATTATGACGGCAAATAGGGCTGGTTTTGATGTATGGCTTTATGCACTTAATTTCCCTAACCCGCAGCTTCTTTCGGTTGAATGCTATACACCGCCAGCGGAAGGATTCATTCCAGAAGTAGTCAAGAATAATGACCAAGTTGTCGAATCTGTGGCTGAAGCTCCGACTCAATCTGAATTTCAGAAAAATCAACTTAAGGTTATGAATCGAGTAAGAATCCCATGCGTCCATCTTGGAGAGTTGATTCCAGAATCAAATAATAGGGGATGCGGAGCCTGTTATAAGTACAAATGTTCAGTTCACGGGGAGTGCCGGAAAATTGATCCCTCTGGACAGTCTCGTCAATGTGTGACTTGCGAGGACTATTCCAATGGCTGATTTTGCTTACAACAGCTTCTGCTATGATCTTTGCTACAATACGATAAAGATACCTACTGACACATTTTACATGATGCTAGTCACTTCTGCGTATACACCATTGAGGTCACATTCAAGAAGGAACAATGTGACTGGAGAGGCATCTGGAGCGGGATATTCAGCTGGTGGAAAACAAGTTACCATGCTCTTGCAGCTGGTAGACAATACCAACAATGATGTCGAAATCTATTTTGATCCCGTGACTTGGAGTAGTTCAACTATAACTGCAAGGGGAGCAGTCATTTATAAGCGAAGGGGAGGATCTTCTAATTTAGACGAATTAGTCCAATATATTGATTTTGGAACGGACCAGTCTAGCGAAAATGGCGATTTTATAGTAACTATGGCAAATCCATTGAAATTTCAATACTTATAACTATTGCCAAAAATATATTGATATATTATATTGAATCGAACCGCCATAGGCTATTTCGGGGAAGATATGGCATGGACTGGCTCAAATTCGCTGAACAGTATGGACTTGCTTCGGCTGGATTAGCCTTCGTTTTCTGGTATGTGGTTCTGCCATTAAAAGACCGTCATGTCAAGTTCCTTGATTCAACGGAAGAGACCAACAAGTCCTTGGCCAAGACGGTGGAGAAACAGGCGGAAATATTGGAAGGAATGCAGACTGGTTTAGCCAAGATGAATGACAAGATTGACAGGATGGAAGAAGTAGTAGAGAAGTTGAGCGTTGTCACGCAGCACTTGAGGATGCCATGAGTTTACCACTTCTTGGTGCTGGCCCATCTGCTCCCGGTGGTGGCACATTAGTTACAACTGGCCTGCTTATTCAGCCCGGTGGTGGCTTTATTCTCTGGCAACCCGGAACCGACATCCTTCTTTGGAGCCCAGTCTAATGGCTAATTCGGCGATTAACGGATTGACGGCAAAAACGCCAGTATCAACCGATCTGATTCCGGTTGCTGACCCAACTACTGGTATTGCTGGAAAGTCTACTATTTCTCAGGTTATTTCTGCCACATCAGAAGACCTTGTTTACACTTACACGGGTACGCTGTCTCTTCCAATATATGTAGTTAAAAGTACACCAATATGGGTTGGTTCTGGCAACCCTATTTCTGGATGCCATGCGTCTTTTTTATATATAAGAGACAATATTCTATTAACTGAATTGAGTCTAACAAATCTTGTTTCAACAGACAAAGACATCTCTATTGATAGTATGCCAAATTTAACATCAATAAGTTTTCCTGCATTAACTGTTGTAAACAACTTTACTTTCGGTAACTTAACTTTACTTAATACCATCAATGCGCCAGAATTGATTACTGTTGTTGGATCAGTTAATATATCCAGTAGCCTTCCAGCAATTACATCTTTTAATGTTCCAAAGTTGACCAATATTGGAGGGGGTTTTACATTTATCGGCGGATCATCATTTGCATCATTAAATTTTCCATTATTAGATCGCATCGGTGGGAATTTTAATCCACGCCTTTCTAACGCAATTACATCAATAAGCGTTCCAGAATTAAAAACTGTTGCTGGGGCTGTTAATATAGATCAACTTCCAGCATTGACGACAATGAGCTTTCCAAAATTAACTGTTATTGTAGGGGCACTTTCTGCAAATGGCTCAGGTGCTTTGACTTCAGTAAGCCTTCCATCTATTGAGATAATTGCAATTTCATTAACTACTGGATCAGCAATTGGATTTACATCTGGAACAGCATCTCTTACCGATTTCAATATTGGATCATCAATAAAAAGAGTTGGAGGAACCGCTGGCAATGTCTTATTCACATCATGCGCCCTTAATCAAGCATCTGTAGACAATATTCTTGTCAGGCTTGCTGCACTTGATGGCACAGGTGGAACGACAGCATTTAGCAACCGAACGGTAACTATTACCGGAACAAGCTCAACCCCATCGGCTACCGGGCTTTCTGCCAAGGCAACATTGGTGGCTCGTGGATGCACGGTAACAAACAACTAAAGGTGAAATATGACCGCTAAAAAGATAAGCGAACTAACAGCGAAAACACCAGTCAGCACGGATGTTATTCCTGTGGCTGATCCGACTACGGGGATTGCCGGGAAGTCCACAATCGCCCAGATCGTATCCGCTTCTGGTGGCGGGCTTCCAGCCATTACTGGCGGGGGATTAGTTGTTGCTGCCAATCCATTGGCAACAAATTATGAGCTAAGGCGAGCCAATTTGGCTGATGCGTCATCCGCAATGGTTCCAGTCACGGCCACATCAATAAATATACTGGGCGTGACATCGTGCGAAAAGCTTAGGTTTGGCTCAGGATCAATTTATACAAATCTTACAACATTACAATCTGATGACTTGGTTACACTCACAAACTATTCAAATACACAAAGCTTACGGATTACTGGATTCCCGGTACTCCAGTCATTGAATTTGAATGCTTTAATGTTTTGCCATTCTGTTAATATTTTTAGCAATCCGCAATTGATTACAATATCCATTCAGTCTTTGATGAAAACATATAATTTTTATATTGCCAACAATGATTCTCTTGTGACGATTAATGGAAGTTATCTATCTGAAATTGGAGGAAGTTTGACAATAATAAATTGCCCATTGTTAAGTAGTTATTTTTTCCCTTTTGCGTTAAAAGTTGTTGGTGGCAATGTTGATCTCTCTGGAAATGGACTAACTCAAGTACACATAGATTCTGCTTTGCAATTCTTGGCCAATCTGGATGGGAACAACGGCAAATGCTTGTGGGGATCAGGACTGTCCTGCAACTTGTCAGGTGGAACTAATGCTGCCCCATCAGCTACTGGACTTGCTGCAAAAGCCATTCTTGTTTCTCGTGGATGTACCGTCACCCATAATTAAGGAGTTTTATCATGCCTGATCCGACCCCGCATACCGTTGGCCCAGCCCTTAGCTGGCGATTGGTACACGATACCGTGTACTGGTACGCATGGTTTGAATCGACTGGTTACACCACCAGCATTTACACCATCGAGGAATTCCAGACGGAAGCAGAAGGTGACGCACGAATTATTGAATTGGGATTGGTTCCCAAGAATCCGCCTGCGCCACCTGAGCCGGAAGAGGGGGCTTAATTATGCCGTTGAAGAAGGGTTCGTCGAATAAGGTTGTAAGTCAGAACATCCGCAAGGAGATGAAGGCTGGCAAGCCACAAAAGCAAGCCATAGCTATTGCGTATGCGAAGGCTGGACGATCAAAGAAAGGTAAGAAATGAATATTCAGTATGCTGCCGGATTTCTTGACGGCGAAGGCTGCATAGGTTTTTCAATAAATAAAAATTCGGTGTTTCCAAGAGTTTTAATTGTTAATACCAACAGAAATGTTCTTGAAATGTTTCAAAAAAGGTGGGGAGGAGACATTAAGTCTTCAAGGGTCAAAGGCAAACCAATCTGGAAAGAAAGATTTACATGGAGACTGTCTTGGTCTAAATGTGTTTCTTTCCTTTCTCAAGTTGAGCCATTCCTTGTAATTAAAAATAAACAGGCTCATACAGTATTTGCATGGGATGCAATAAGGCCGGGAAAAGGCAGATCATATGAAAAAGAATCGGTGGATTTTTTAATTTCAAGGATGAGGTGGATTAATAAAAAAGGCGTGTTTCACAGTAAAGATCCTGTTGAAATCGCACTGTCCAAGGCTGGAAAGTCCAAGAAGAAGAAGTAATTCACTTCGGTCTGCTTCATATCCTCTCAGGAATTTTCCATGAACTGGACTATTAGGCAGACCGATTCTCATGCTTATAAATTAGAATTCAACGGCATCAAGCCAAACGATAGAAGCAAGATAATGCTACTATCCGATCTGCATTGGGATTCCGCTCAATGCAACCGTGAACTCTTGAAGCGTGATCTAGACGAAGCGAAATCAGAAGGTGTGCCAGTAGTATTTGTTGGCGACACATTCGACATTATGCAGGGAAAATTCGACAAGCGTAAATCAGCCAAGTCACTTCGTCCAGAGCATCAAAAGGATAACTACATTGACACAGTCATTGATGACGCAATTGACTGGTTTGAGGACTACAAGGATGTAATCGCTCTGGTGTCCAAGGGTAATCACGAAACAAGCTGGGAGAAGTATCACGATACTGATGTATGTTCCAGATTCGTTGCAGGGCTAAAGAGGGCTGGTTCTCGCTGCCTACTTGGAAAGTATTGGGGATTCATCCAAGCAGCTTTAATCGAGAATCCTAAGAATAGAACGAGTAAAACTATCTTTTTTCATCATGGAGCAGGGGGTGGCGGGGAAATTACACGGGGCTTAATAGATAATTCTAGAACAAGAGGTATGTATATAGCCGATGTATATATCTCAGGACACATCCATAGACGCAATCTTGACGAGAATATCATTTATAGATTAAATAGTTCTGGGACGGTTTGCTCTGAACAGCAACTCTTCCTTCGCAGTTCGACCTACAAAATCGAGAGTGACGGATATCACGCCGAAAAGGGGCGTGGCCCTCGTCCTCTGGGTGGATGGTGGCTTGAACTGCGGTATATACGAGACAGAGATACAGGAATCGACTGCACCATGAGGGCTTATCAGACATGATCCCACTCATCCTCTTGGCCTTCTTCCAGCAACCGAAGGTGGAATTTCAATCGCCTATCGCTGGGCGTGTTGGCCAGTATGTGGTAATAAAACCAACCCAATTGAATGGCAAAGCGGTAAAATACTTTACCAGTTCGCCGGGATTGGAAGTATTCCCTTCCGATCTTCTAGCCGACAAGACTGCCACTGTAGTTTCAAGCGTATTGCCCGGAAAATACACGCTAATAGCCTACACGGCACTTGGCGACATTCCTTCCGATCCGGCACTAATCGAAGTGATTATCGGCAATCCTAGCCCTAATCCAACTCCACCCAGCCCTCCTCAACCTCAACCGGAGAATGATCCATTGATGGACTCATTGCTTGCCATCTGGGGGGCATTGGAGGAGCCAAACAAATTACAATCCAGAGACAAGCTGGCCCAAATCTATCGCCAATCAGCAGCAGTCTACCGTGATCCAGCTTTTGCCTCCGTTGGGCAGGCATTCCAACGCTCCAAGGAGATAAGCCGATCCTTATTGCCAGATTCGGCCTTAAATTCGCTCAGAGTGCGAATTGGCGAGGAATTGAAGCGAGTAGTGCCAGTTGACCCTTCGATGCCTTTAACGCAGGATTTGAGGGGTTCTGTTGCTTCCCAGCTGGATCGTATGGCGAAGCTAGTCGAGTCATTGAGGTAACCACCAATGGAAGATCAATTCTACACGCCGGGATGGACGGACGATCCAGTGGAAGTGGAGGTAATCGCCTCCCAGCAACCATTCCCTGTATTCGGTGATACTCCAGCTGGACAGGCCGATATTGCTCTCCCGCAGACCTGTTACTTCTGGAAGATTCACGAATCTGTCACTGGCAGTCCTATGCCAAATTACAACCAACTTTCCGCAGGCAGTTGTGTTGGATTTGGTGCAGTGGCAGCTATCGAAATGACAATGGTCAATGAAATCTTCAGGAAGGAGCCGGAAGAGTACAAGCCACTTGCTCAGGAAATTACCTATGCCGGATCAAGAATCGAAATTGGCAAAGGACGATTGGGTCGAGGTGACGGTTCGATTGGGGCGTGGGCAGCTGAATTTTCTCTCAAGTATGGATGCCTCGCCAGAGGAGTATATAAACAATATGATTTTTCTAAATATGATCCGGCGAGATGCCGTCAATTGGGACTAACTGGAGTTCCAGACGATTTGGAGCTAGATGTCAAGAAGCATCCTGTAAAGGCCATCACGCTCATCAAAAATTGGGAAGACTGCAAGAAAGCACTTGCCCAAGGATTTGGTATCAGCGTTGCCAGTTCTCAAGGCTTCACCATGAAGCGTGACGAATTGGGACGATGCAAGCCAAGTGGCAAATGGATGCACCAGATGGCTATTGGCGGTTACACGCTAAACGGGAATGAGATGGGATGGATTCGCAACTCATGGGGTCCAAACGCTCATACTGGCCCAACTGGTGAGGGAAATCCTCCTACAGGTGGGTTCTGGGCTGATGCTGAAGTAATTAACAAAATGCTGAGCCAAGGTGATTCTTGGGCCTTCTCTGGACTGTCAGGTTTCCCGGTCCAGAATGTGATTGATATTGATTGGGGAACCCTTTAAGGAGTTTTACTATGGCACTGCTACCCTACCCAAGCAGCTTCCCGCAAGAAGCGTTGATGATGATGCTCGATAAGTTCAGGGGAAATGAAGTCAATACCCCTGACCTCATCAATGCTGCGTGGAATGTTGTCGGATATGGTCTTGGACAGTCTATGGGAGGCGGGAAGATCGTCGCTGGAGATGTTCCAGAAGATGCTTCCGATGCCGACATTATCGCTTCTGTACTCAAGCAGTATGGGAGCT